TTTACAATGCTATAAGTACCGTCATTATTCCATTGAATGTTAGACTTAACTTTTTGCAAAGCATAATCTGAAAGATCAGGATCAAATCTGTCACCCATTGATTGCATGATGTCAGTTTCAAGTTCTTTTGCTTTCAATGCTCGCTCTTTTTGAGTAAGTTCTGATTGCAATTTCTTAAACTGTTCTTGCAAGTCATTGTTAGAAACAGAACGCTGTTTCATGTCAGGTTGACTTTGTTCCACTGGCTTTTCGTTGCCACCGATTTGTGATTGTGCTGTAGTTTTAGCAATAAACGCAACTGCATCTTCAACAGTGTTTAACTTCTGTCCTGATGCTCTACTCAATGCATTTAAAATACCTTGAGTTTGTGCTTTGCGTATACCTGCTGGGTTTACTTTACTTTCACTTGAAGATTGTTGACTTTCAACATTATCATTGTCCATCACTGCTTCTTCTTGCAGGGCTTGTTCGTTGCCACCGATATTTTCATCAATCATTAATTTCTCCTATTGTAACGTAATAAACGATTCGATTGTTATAAATTATTACCTTCCCGTGCTTCCTGCACCGTTTAGTAACTGTACTGCAACTGCTTGTTGCGTTGTATATGAGGGTCCAGTATCTACTATAGTTGTACTGTATCTCAAACCTTCTTCGTCATAACTTCCATCATCAACACCTTCGTAGTCATCATTATAACTAGGTATCTGTGATTGTAAGTCACGGCTTAAAACTTTTTCATTTTCTGTTTTCATAAGATTCTTCAATTGAGGATCTTGTAGTGTTTCAATGTATGCTTCTTCATATTGACCAACACTTTCATCAGGTGCTAAAATAGCAATGATGTCTTTTGTAATTAATGCATCAACAATTTCATTGTCTGGCACTAATGCTTTTGATTCTTTGTAAACTGCAATTCTGTAATTTGTGTCATGGGCATCATAATCAGTTGCATAGATAACTTCCCCTGCCCATCGCATACCCATAAAACGTGCGGCGTATGTAAAGATTTGTTCTTCTGCAACTTCCATAAGTCTTGCTTTTGCTTTTGCAACTCTATGAAGTTGTTTACGTTCTTCGATAATTGCAATACCTGATTGTACATTGTGACGAGACATTCTTAGTCCACCTAAGCCTGTCAAGTTTTCGATTTGATCTAAAACTTCTTTTTGTTTTTCCATTGTTTTAGTCACATCGCCTGTATCTACAGGGATAGTTTCTACTTGACCTTGCATTGCTCTTACTATCGATCCTGCTTGTGCAGGAACTGAAACGCCTTTGTCTGCTCTAATTAATGTTTTAGCAAACTGAATAGATGTGTAAGCATCGCATTCTAGTTTGTAGTATTCACGCATTGCATCTGATGCAGAATCGATATCTGAGATTCCGTAGTCAATTGATCTTGGGTCTTGTTTAGCATAAGCCATAAATCCTGGGATACCCATACCTTCTGGGTATGTACCCTCATCGATCAGTTCTGCTTCACTGTTTTCTCTATCTGATTTATCAACTTTGTAACTTTTCCAATACGATGGATATTCTTCTGTACCTAAGTGATAACACTTAAAGTAAAAACACTCATCGTCTTCGTTTTCTAATACTTTAATATATTTTAATATTGGTCGTCCACCATATATTTCATACTCCCAATCCCATACTGATATGGGATTGATAGCAACAACATATGGTCTGCCTAAATTACCTTCATTTTCTTTAGGCATGTCAACAAAGATCCAACATTGTCCATAGATAGAAGTTAAGTCTCCTACTGTTTCCATAAAGCCGTCCATGCTTCTATTTTGCAAATCGGCATCTAACAACATCAGTTGTGACCATTCGATATTGTCTGGGGAGATTGCTACGCCTTGCGGGGTAGCAAATTTAAGTTCACGTTTTACGCCTGGCTCAAAGACTACATCATTGATTGTGTCAACGATGTAACGACAGATAGGTTGTGCTACTGTGTTTTCAATTAAATCTAAGTATAGATTTGAATCTTCGCTTGGGCGCTTTTTGCGTACATGCTGTTTGAATTGTAAGCCGCCCAAGTATGCATATTGATAACTCAACATTTGAGGTAGCATTGTAGCATACAGGGGATTCTGCTCTAATAGGTCACTTGACTTCATGTATTGTTCCTATGAATTTGTTATTTATATTCTAACTAACATTGTATTTATTAATTAATGTTGTGTTTTGTGTTTGCAGTTATCATCGTGCCAACGTGTAAGCATTGCTGGTGTTGTGTACATATCGCAATACTTGCATTTACGTGAATTTTTACTGCCAAAAAGATTATCTCTTCCCTTTCCAATCATGTCTTGTGAATTATCTTGTCTTGTACCTAGAAGCAAATGATCTGGGTTGCAACATTTAGGATTATCACATGTATGCATTACTACTTTGTTGTTAGGTATGTAACCTTTGTGTATTTCGTAACTTACTCTGTGTGTAGTTCTCATACCACCCTTTTCCCCATCGCCATGATCTGCATCTCTAATCAAACCATAACCAATGTTGTTTGTAGACAGTTGCCACTCCCAACATTCAGTTTCTTCAATGTACTTACAACTACGATACAATCTTTCATCGATTGGTACTGTTTTTCTACCTTTTTTTGCCATATTAAATATCTCCATAAATATAATGTATTTATACTTAGAAAATATTTTTATAGATAAATTACCAAATTACGTGATCAACGTCTTGTTCTGCATTACCCATAATTTCTTCCCAAGTAGGTCCCCCTTTAAACAAAGGGCTATGAGGTACATGATCTAATCCTGGTTGCATACGTCTTTGCATATTAGGATCAGTGCTTACGTATTCTGCTCCTTCCCAACTATCATGTTGTACAGGGAACAAATGATGTATACCATATCTGATACAATCACCTAAACCATCAATGTGTGAATATTTTGCATCTGTATATTTGACTAACTTTTTACGTGTACCATCTTCAAAGTGATAACTCTGTAACGCTTCTATCAATTCAGTATCATAATGAGATACTAGTAAGCCGCCCCTGTTGATAAATGCATTACTAGAGTTATCGGTATCGCTTACAAGAGGATTTGACTTTCTTGTATTGATAATTGTGAAACCATACTTTTCTAAGATTACTCTATCAGTGACACCAAACACGCTAGTAGTATCACGGTTCGTTTGTGCTCCTGACATATCAATGATAGAGTATATTCTACGACGGGGATAATCTTGTCTGATCTGCTGTGCTAGTTGTTCTGTACCACAATCTTTAATTGCATACGATTTTAATATTTCAATCTTACCTGATCGTTCTCCGGGTCTAGTTACTTGTGCAACAGTACAACACATCCGTTTTTTGTTAAAATCGTGGAATGTATAAATGTCACCTAGATCATCAAAAATATCATGGCAGTGTTTTGCTTTATTAAATGTATAGAAAAATTGATCTTGTACGCTTTCCCAACTGCACATATAATCTTGCTCGAATTTAAGAGGAGACAATATACGCTTTTGTTCTTCTATAAATTCTAAATTACCAGAACGCATTTCCAAGTAATTCATGTGCCTAACTATGTATCTGTCTGGATTATTATTAGCAAGAGTAAACAGATCAAAAAGAGGTCCGTTTCCGTTGGGTGTAGAAATTACAATCAATCTACCTTGAGTATCAGGTGACCCAACACGGGGTCGCAATCGGTTTGTAATTTCTTGTAGTGTGTCTTGTGAATAAAGTGCGGCTTCGTCTGCTACCCATATACCTACGTTTAGACCACGTAGATTTTCTTTCATCTCTGCTGACTTGCATCTGATAAAAACACCATTAGGGAATTTGATAGTAAGTTCTGAGTTGTTGATTTCTTTACCATCACGTAAACCAAAGTGTTCAATACAACTCTGCTTCAAAGGTTCCCAGATCAAAGACTTGATCATAGACCCTGTTGGCGCAGAGTAAATGATATCTTTACCCTTATGATATTTTTCATCACTTGCAAACAGCGGAAGGGCGACTGATGCTAGAAATGTTTTGCCTGATCCAACAGGCACTATATCAATGCAATGTTTTTCTGTAGTAAGCCAGTCTTGCATGATAGTTGCTTGTTCCCCATAAAGAGGAACATCTATTGCATTTGTATTACGCTTTTTTCTTGGCATCGATTACTGTTAGTTTAGGTGTTACGTCACGCCATTCAGGCAATTCTTGTTGCGTAAAGTTAAAACTGTTATGCAACGATTGACCCAATGTAGTATGATCGATTTCATGCTTGTCTGCTACTACTTTTGCTAACAACATTTTTTCGTATGCTAAACGTGCATTCATGTCACATGCTATAATAGCGGCATGATAACCTTCTGCTAACAACTGCTCAAAAGGTTTACCACATTGCTTTGAGACTGCAAGAAGTATCTTAGCGCCATCGATTCTGTTAGGTGAACCCTTGGGTCTACCTGCTCCTGGCTGTCTGCCCCCTTTTACAGGTTTTGATTTAACAGTCATTGTTTAATCCTCAATTACAATATCTGCAAACAAAGTTTCTAGTTCACTAGTTAACACACCTTCACGT